GCTGGCCGAAAGCTCCTCCTGCTGCTCAACCTCCTCCTTGAACATCAGGATAGACATGCGGCACGGCTTGAACGCTTCGCCGAACATCTGCACGACCTTCTCGGTGCTCCAGAGGTTGCCCATCTTCTCCTCGACTTCGAGGCGGGACTTCTGGCCTTTCCAGAACGCGTCTTGCAGCAGCGGCGGCATCTTGGCCGGCGTCATCGAGCGCAGGATCGCCTCGATGTCGACCTTCGGGTCGCACAGCAGCGGGGCCACGTCGCGGAGGTGGTAGCGCAGCGGGTCTTTCTCCGTCTGCCCCTTCGGCCTGGCCGGCATGACTCGGCCGATCACGCGCGACTGCACGGTCTTCTGCGCCATGCCGAAGATCTGGGCCAACTGCGGGATTGTCGCCCCGACGTGGATCAGCTTTGCGTCGTCTTCGTTTCTAATGGACATATTTTTCGATCCGCTTCTTGAGCGCGTTGAGGAGCGCCTCTTGCATGTTGTCCTTCGACTTCAGCGCCGCCACCACGTCTTCGTCGATAGTGCCCTCGACGATCAGGTGATGGATCATCACCGGCTTGGTCTGGCCTTTGCGGTGCAGGCGCTTGTTCAACTGAATGTAGTCTTCCAGGGAGTAGGTAAGGGTATACCACACCACGTTGTTGCCGCCGAACTGGAGGTTCAGGCCGTGGGCCGCCGACTTGCGGTGGACGAGCATCAATGGGATCTGGCCAGCGTTCCAGCGGTCCTCCATAGCGGGGCTACCGTCGAACAGCTCCGAGCCCTTGATCGCCGCCAGGATGCGACGCACGTCGGACTTGAACTCGTAGGCCACCAGGAGGGGCTGGCCGCTGTACTCGTCGAACAGATCAACCAACGCGTCGAGCTTGAGCCGGTGGAAGTCGTACTCGACGCGCCCGGCGTCTTCCTCGTTGTAGACCACGCCGCTAGCCAGTTGCAGCAACTTGGTCGTGATCGCCGCGCCGTCGCGCGCGATGAGCTTCTTGTCCTCGGCCAACTTGAGGATGTAGGTGCGCTCGAACTTGTTGTACTTCTTTTTCGTCGCCTCGTCGAACTCCAACATCTTGTGGTTATACATGCGAGGCGGCAAGTCGCCGTAGTCTTCCTCGCGCAACGTGAAGACGATGTCCGAGATCCGCTCCTCGATGATCTTCGCCGCCCACCCTTTTAGCGTGTAGCCGTGGCCGTCGAAACTCGGGTGGAACCACCGCTCGCGGAAGGCGCTGATATTGCCGCCGAGCCGCTGGCCGCCGTCGAGGACGTAGATCTGCGACCAGAGGTCTTCGTAGCTGTTGGCCGAAGGGGTGCCGGTCAGCTCGACAAAGTATTCGACGCCAAACGCCAAACCCTTGAGCGCGCGCCAGCGGTTCGTGCTGCTCGACTTCACCTTGCTGCTCTCGTCGACGACGATGGCGTCGTACGGCACGTGGTCAGGCGCTTTCCAGCCTGAGCCCTGCACCTTGATGTCGTCACCGGCTTCGTACTTCATCGCCGTCTTGGCCCGCGCTTTCGCCAGGCGGCCGACCTCGACGCGCAGGAGGTGGCCGTCGGGGGTCTTGACCACGTCGCCGGCCGCCAGGGGCTTCTCGCCGCCGATCTCGTCGACCAGGGCGTACCCGCCGTCGACCTCTCGCACCTCGCCGCCGAGCACCTTGACGACGCGCGGCACGTCGCCGCCAAGCTCCTTCAGCAGCCACGGCAGCAACTCCATCGACATGATGTGCAGGCACGCCGGGCGAGCGAGCAACTCGCGGCGCTTCTTCGGCGTGCCGCGGAGGATGACGTAGGACTTGCCGCGAAGATGGGCCCACTTCGACAGCTCTTCGTTCCACACCTTGCGCGAGACCTGGGGCGGCGCGAGGATCAGCGTGCGGCCGCACTCCATCGCATCGACCAGGTCGCACAACGCGGTGAGGGTGATCGCCGTCTTGCCGAGACCCGGGTCGACGAAAAGCGCACACCGCTTCTTCTCCTTGATGAAGCGAACGGCCGCGCGCTGGTAGGGGAATAGCTGTTCCCGTGTCCTCACTTCGGCCTCACGGGTTGGTGGCGGCGCTGCGACGGCGGTACGCCGTTGACCTCGTCGTCGATGATCTCTTTGCCGATGCGGAACTGGTGGACGCTCGTGTAGACACGGTAGCCGAAGCCCGCCATCTCCTGCGCGACTTCCATCTGCAACTCGGTCGCGTTTTTACCGGGCGCCTTCAGCTCCATGTAGAACGGCCCGCACATCGGGTGCGACGGGTTGCGGTCGGGCCAGCCCTTCTTCCCGGGTGAGGTGCTCTTCGGGAACATGCCGCCGAGCGACTCCATGTAGAGGCGCAGATCCTTCTCAAGTTTTGATTCGAGTCCCTTCGGCATGTCAGCTTTTCCTACGCAGCGACGCCCACACGCGGCCGTGGCGTATGGCGGAGACGTGGTTGGGGAGAACACCGTACTTTCCCGCCAAGGTTACGCCCGGTTCGTCGCTGTCGAGAATTGTCTGGGCCTGCGACCTCGTTAGCTTCCTACGGCCGTCGGGCATCGTGCCGTGTGCGTACTTGTCGTGACTGTTCTCTAGTGCGGTGCCCCAGGTTAGGTTGGTCGCTCTGTTGTCGCGCCGCTTGCCGTTTTTATGGCGCGCTTGCACCTGCGGGTACTTTCCCGGGCGAGGGCCTACGAACGCGCTCAAGACAAGGGTGTGGACGTTGATCTGTTTTCTCTGGCAGCCGTTCGCCAGGGTGACTTTCTCGTAGCCCGAAACGCAGAGGCTAGGCGTCAATACGCGCCCCTTGCGGAGCGCCAGGCCGCCGCATCGCGCGGCTACGAGCATATCTTTGGATCGAACACGCCCGGCGCTGCTGACTTCGTACCGCCCCCCGAAACCTGCGACTGGGCGCCACGCTTCACCCTTTCTTGTAGAACGGCCCTTCATAGCCTTCCGCCTTGAGTGTGAGCCCCGGAGCCCACTTGAGTTTTCTCGTCATGCAGTCTACCAGTAGATCCAGCGCGCCGTCCACGTCTTCGTCGACTTCACATCCGATCTCGTCGTGGAAATGGAAGACCGGGCCGAGCCCTTCTTCGTCTGCGTTGTGTAGTCCCGAGGCCAAAACATCACACGCAATGGCCTGGACCGCCTGCTCGATGAAGCGGCCGCCGTGGTTGCTGCGACGCACCCACTTCTGCGAAGTCTGGCTCAGGCGCTCGTAGGTGAGGCCGACCTTCTTCACTTTGACCGGCTCGCCCGTCTCTTCGTCCTCGAACTCAATCTCGACGGTCTCGATGCGCGGGCGGCAGTAGTGGATGCACCGACCGGACGGCAGGCGCATCCGCAGGAACGGCGGCTTGAGGTCGAACACGATGCGGCCGCCGAGCGTGCTCTGCGGCTCGCGGGTGTTGACGCACTCCAGCGCCGCGCGCTCCAGCTCGTACCACGCCTCCACGATCTCCGGCGACAGGCCGCGGTAGATCTTCACGGCCGTCTTGCATTGCGCCTTGGTCAGCTCGATGCCCATGTTGTCGCCGTAGCCCCACAGGCCGGTCTTCTCCAGGTCGCCCTTCGAGTTGACGACCTCGCGGCCGGCGCCCATGCGGTAGCCGCAGCCGAGCGCAGGCGGCTTCGCCCAACCGCGTTGCTCCTTCGTGACCTCGTCGTACGGCACTTCGAGCCAACGCTCGGCGAACGCCTTGTACGCGTCCTTGCCACTGGCAACAACGTCGAGCCAGAAGCGGCACCCCGTGAGCCATGAGATCACTACCAGCTCGATAGACGCGAGATCGGCGACGACGAACTTCTTGCCCTCCGGCGCTTTGATCGACGAGCGGATCGACGTGATGATCGCGTCGAGCGGCTTCTCGAAGAAGAACTCCAACCCGTCGAGGTCACGTTCGGCAATCATCTTACGGACTTGGGGTAGGAACTCTTCGACGGGCTTCCAAGGGCGCGGCATGTTCTGGCCCAGGATGCGGCCCGCCCATCGGCCCGTCGCCGCCGCGCCCCGCAACTGGAAAACGCCGCGCAGGCGCCCGCCCCAGGAGGCGCGCTTGATCGCGTCGAACTTGGCGACCGAAGTCTTGTTCGAGTCGAAGCGCATTTGCAGCACTTCTTTCGCCTCGTCGTCCAGCGCGGGCTCGTCGCGCATGGCGATCATCGCGCGGTTCTTGGCGATGGACGCGAACGGGTAGCCGTGCGCCTGAAGCCACGGGAGGAGCTGATCTCGGG